GTGTCAGGCTTAACACAGAAGTATCAAGCTGCTGAGGGAGTAGATCCATCTTTAATTGGTGGTCAAGCAACTAACTCAACAGGCGGTACTTATGATTCGTGGGCGCAAGTCACATCGGATATGAGGGATCCCAGATACGAGAGTGATCCTGCATATCGCCAAACTGTTACGAGCAAACTAGCTCGCAGCAATGTATCATAGTCTCTTTTTGGCCTCCTTCGGGAGGCTTTTTTAATTCCAAAAGTAACAACAACACAAGTACAATTACCTTTGACCCTCCGAGGAGGATAATCTCAGAGAACGGATTAGTGTTAAGTGACTGAGTAGAATATCAATCATTTAAACATTTTAACTAAAAGGTAAAATTATCATGGCATGGACAGATAATAACACTGCAACAGGCGGTGTATCACGATTAGGTCGGGCAGGTTCTTCTGGTAACGTGAATGACTTGTTCCTCAAACAGTTCGCTGGTGAGGTTCTGACCTCTTTTGAAGAAAAGAACATTGCGATGCCTCTTCACCGAGTTCGCACAATTAAAAACGGGCGTTCTGCCCAATTCCCAAGCATCGGAACTATCGGAGCCTCTTACCACACTGCTGGTACGCAAGTCTTCGGTGATAAAGCCGATCACGGTGAGGTTACTGTAACTGTAGATGACCTCTTATTGAGTGCAGCTTTCATTCCTAAAATTGATGAAGCTATCAACCATTACGAAGTTCGATCTACTTACAGTAAAGAAATGGGTAATGCGTTAGCAAATGCTGCTGACCGTAACATCTTCTCTATGATCTATCAATCGGCAACTGGTGCTGCTGTTACCAACGGTGACTCATCTGGTTACTGGTCTCATGCGGACTTCGCTGGTTTGTCTGACACTGACTCTGACGTTGGTTCCACAAGCGGTGAAGCTGGTAAAATCGACATTTCTGCTACCGCTGATGAAGGCACTGCAACTTTCACTGCTGCTGGTTTTGTAGACGGTGTATTCAGTGCTCTACAAAAGTTCGATGAGCATAATGTAGGTGGTGAGAAATTCTTGGTAGTTACTCCTGAGACTTACTACAAGTTGTTCAATACTGGTTCTGACTTAGCAGTTATGAATCGTGACTTTGGTGGTAACGGTAGTGCTGCTTTGGCTGCTGCTCCTACTATTGGTGGCGTTAAAGTATTAATGTCTAACCACTTACCAACTGCTGATAACAGCACTCCTGACCCACTAGCTAACACTGCTGGTTCTGGTAATGCTGGTAAATATCGTGGTGCTGGTACTTTTAACGGTAACTTAAAAGGTATGATCTTCACTAAAGATGCCGCTGCGACTGTTAAGTTAATGGACTTAGGTGTTGAATCTGAATACCAGATCGACCGTCAAGGTACATTAATGGTTGCTAAGTACGCTATGGGTCACAACAGACTACGTGGTAAATCAGCTATTGCATTAGTAGCATAAGCTAGTCTAATTGAGAGCATCCCTTCGGGGGTGCTTCTCTCTTTATTTTTTCATTGAGGTAAAAATGTCAATAACAACACCCACTACAGAGCTAGAAGCAGTCAACGCTATGTTGTCTACTATTGGTGAAGCCCCTGTAAGCTCACTAGCATCAGGGTTATTAGATGCTGAAACTGCTGAGACTATTCTCAATGATGTTTCAAGAGAAGTACAATCAATGGGATGGAACTTCAATACAGAAGAAGATTTCCCTGCATCCCCTAATGATAGCAACGAGATAGTTTTATCATCAGAAATTGTAAGAGCTGACTTAGCTCAATCACAAACAAAATTTAGAAGTATAAAAGAAGAATACGTACAGCGTGGCAACAAGATGTATGATAAGATTGCACACAGCTTTACAATAACAAAACAATTAAAATTAGATATAATTAAATTGTTAAGCTTTTCAGAGATTCCTGAAGTAGCCCGAAGGTATATCACAACTAGAGCATCACGTATCTTTCAAGAACGTGTAGTAGGTAGTGATACTTTATCAGCTATGAATAGGAATGACGAACAAATGGCCTTATTTGCCCTCCGAGAGATGGAAGGGGATAATGGCGATTATAATATATTTGACGATAGTGGTACTTATAGTGTACTTGATCGTTCTATTGGAATAAGGGTGACCTAAATGGGTTTAGTTTCTAAAAACATACCTAATCTTATAAATGGTATTTCGCAACAGCCTCCTGCTTTACGCTTACCAACACAAGGTGAGGTACAGGAAAACGGCCTGTCTGATGTAGTTGACGGGTTAAAGAAACGACCACCTACAAAGTTTTTAAAGAAATTAGTTAAGTGTGCTGCTAATTGGCAAGCAGGTGCAGACGGTGGCTTTGGAGCCCGTGGTAATTTAACGTCTTCTAATGTTATAGAATTAACGGACGCTGAGTTAGCTACAGCCGTGGTTCAAACCTACAAACGGAGTGATGATGAGCAGTACACTGTAGTAATCTTACCTCATGCCTCAGCTCCTACAATCCTTGTCTATGACATTCTAGGTAACTTGCGGTATGAGTCTGGTAAATCTAGTTGGTTAGGTGACGGCACTACCATCGTACCAGTTGTAGACGGTGTAAATGAGTATACAAATAATGACGACACTTCTTATTTAGTAGGAGAAGGTAATACAGTTTTAGATAATGACGACATAACTACCACGTCTATTGCTGACGCTACTTTTATAGTTAACAAAAAGAAAATAGTACGAATGTCTGACACTATAAACCCTAAGAGTTTTGGTAGTAGTGCTTTAGTTTATTTAAACAGTGTGAATTATGGTAGAAATTATAGGATAGACATTACCAGCAAAGAAAACGATGGTAGCTCTGGAACTGTAACATCAGGAAATGTAGAAACACTAGATGCTAATGAACTTTCCAATGGAAGTTATAGCACTACCGCTTCTGCATTTAATTCATATTTAAAAGTCAGTAATGTAATAGGCGACCTTAGAAGCGGTCTATTATCGGATTCTGCTACTAGCTTTTCAGGCGGTGGTCAACAAAGCTTTAATGCTAAACTCAGTGGTGTTACTACTGAAAGTCATTTTAATAGCTACCAAAGAATAGAAACAAACAACCAAACGCATGGCGGTTCTTATTACATATTTACTGATGTTCTATATCTAGTTTGTAGCAGCAGCACCTATAACGTAAACCCTGATAAGATGGTTGTTACTGTAGGCGGCACAGGTATAGCTTACGATCCCTTAGGTGTAAACGGTTGGCGTTACCAAGGCGCTGCTAGTGGTAGAACAATAAGACTGCCGTCTTCTGTTTTAATAAAGAGAGTTCAGTATTATCAAGCACAGTTGGAAGTATATGTAGTTAAATATGAAAGACCTACAACGTATGTCCAAACTGTTGCAAACGTATTAAGCAGTGATGTAGTAGTACAACCTATAGTCTATACAAAAAAAGAACCTTATTTTGTAGTTTATGCGCCTCAGGGTGGTGTTATAAAAGATTTTGATATAGCAGCATCAGACGATGATGGCGGTGGTAAACTTAAAGTTTTTAAAGATAAAGCAACAGCGTTTACCGACTTACCTAATCAATGCCAAGACGGTTATAGACTAGGTGTTGTAGGTGACAACAACAGAAGCGAAGATGATTTTTATGTCGTATTTAGAGGCGGCAGCGGGTCTGGATATTGGCAAGAGGGTGTAGCTTATGATTTACAAAACTTTTACGACACCCGCACTATGCCTCACACTTTAAGGCAAAAAGCTGACCTTAGTTTTTCTTTTGGAGAAGGCTCTTGGAACGAACGGAAAGCTGGTGATGATGAAACAAACCCCCAACCTAGTTTTGTGAATAACACTATTAATGATATTTTCTTCCACCGTAATCGTTTAGGGTTACTTTCAGGTGAGAATGTTATATTTAGTGGTTCTAATGATTTCTTTAACTTTTTTAGAACAACAGTTAGGACTTTATTAGATTCAGATCCTATAGATGTAGCAGTTAGTCAAAACGAAGTTTCTACACTAAAATCTGCAATTCCAGTACAAGATAGTTTACTTATTTTCTCTGAATTAAACCAATTTACTTTAACATCTAGTCAGTTATTAACACCAACTGATGTCACCATAGATCGAGCAACCAAGTTTGAATGCGACTTAACTGCCACTCCCGTAGGAGCAGGTAACAGTGTCTTTTTCAGCACACGAGGTGGTAACTATGCTGGAGTACGTGAGTTTTACACAGACGGTGAAAGGGACGTTAGAGATGCAGATTTAGTTACTTCACACGTTCCAGAATATCTTGAAGGCACTATTAAAAAAATGGCTGCCTCAACTAATGAGAATTTATTAGTGTGTTTAACAAGTGCTAATAAAAAAGAAGTTTATATTTATAAGTGGTATGACGCTGACGGAGACAAGAGAGTCCAAAGTGCTTGGTCTAAATGGATCTTTGATACAGATGTCGTGGATATAAGTTTCAACAACTCTAACTTATACATTACATTTGGTGATGGTCGTTTTGAAACAATGGCTGTACGTACTGATGCCCCTGACGTGTCTTTTGGTAATTCGGTTAGCTTCCCTGCGGAGCATGGTGTAAGTTCATACAGTGCAGGTATTCCGTTTACTGACACTACAGTAAGCCCTAATGTCTTAAAATCAGCAGTTAGTTTTACAGCTCTTGCTCGTGTTAATGGTAACTTAGCAGGACTTACTGTAACCTCTGGTGGTACTAGCCCTTTTGCTAGTATAAGTATAAACACCCCACTAGCTACAGGTAACATACAGTCATTAGAGGTAAACGGAAGGACTTTCAACATTACTGATTCTGAATATGTTGCAGGTACTACATCTCAGTATGGTGTTGAGTGGAAGTTATATCAATGGGATTTACCTTTAAATTCTACTAACGTAGCATACCTAGTAGGTTTAGTAGGTCAAGAACCTATATTTAATGTAGGTATGATTGCAGGTGTTAATTTTGCAGGTAAGAAGCATGATGTACTACTAGATCATAAAGTACGTTTAACGCATACAACAAACACACCCATAACTTCAATATCTGAATTGGATGCTGCTTATCCTGATATGGATGCAAATACAAAGTTTATTAACTTTAGAGGTGAGATAGTAGCTACAGGTAACACAACTACTGCTAAAAACTTAGTTATCTCTCATTTGTATAACGCAGGAACAAGCGCAGCTTTTACCCACGTTGAAAACGATGCTACAGTGTCTAATTATGTAGATGTTGGACAACCCTACACGTTTAAGTATGGTGTATCAGAACAAGTGTTTGAACCTAAGCAAGGCGATACTACGTCCCTAGCTCGGTTTCAGTTAAGAAATATGACATTTAACTTTAATAGTACAGGTACATTTGATG